CTTTAATACCCTCAGTAGGTTTGTTAACATCAATTACCTTATGGTAATATAGTCTGCCATCAATGTACCAACGCCTGAAAATGTGGTAACATTTTTGGTCAAACTTTATTAGTCTTTTAATTTCATTAAATTCGTCTCGAATTCTCTTCTTGATTGAATCGCTTACTTCAAGATTAGAGAGTTCAATTTCTACTGGTGAATCATCACCATCTGCAACGATTGCTTCGTTGACTACCTCATCAATCGCAGAATCTACTTCTGGATGTAATGAGACTTGACGATATTTTCTGATCTGCTCAAATTCATTTTTTGAGACACCTTCAATATCAACGTATTGACCGTAATGACCTCCAGCGGAGATTGTTACGGTCCCATCGTCATTATTAGGAGGAACAGGGGATACTAACCCCTGCTGCTTCTTTTTCTTTTGATTATCTTTTTCTAAAGAAAATCCGAATAACTCCGCCATTGTATAATTGAACTACGTTTTACTGTAGTTATTTATCACGCAATTGAACTTGCCCCTACGTCATCGGTTTCCCACCAGTCATACTGGAATTCAACTGTATACTCAGCAACAGTATTATTGTTGTCATATGACAAGTCAATCTGAGCAATATTGCTTGGGAAAGCGTTGTTGAATTTGTAAGATCTTACGATGTTATGAGGATCGGAAGGATCATCTCCAGAAGCAGTTCCTCTACCAAGTTGATCAACTTGTAAAGTGGAAGCGAAGCCTGAAGTATATCCAGCGCCGTCGTCATGCTTATTCAGACGGTCCATCCACTTCTCAAAGTATCCTCTGAGTGCCATGTCTTCGTCAGCCATTACGGTAACAGTCCATGATTCAAACGTTCTGTCTCCAGGAAGTTTGATAACTCTACCTCTGAAAGGAACTTCTACAGTTCCAACACTGCTAGCAGGGATGCCAGCAGAACGACATAGGAATGAAAATTTGCCATCACCGGCTTTTACGTCCTCAGCACCTTCAATAGATTGAATGTTTGCTTCAAGATCTACTACGCTTACGCGGAATAGATTAGGACGAAGACCGTAACCAATTTTTCCTTTAAATGCAGTTAAGTTTGCCATTGTTTGATTATCTCCTTATTTGTATTTATTGTTAATCAAACTCTACCAACTACTTCGTCAAAACTAACACCAGTGCGGGTAGCAACGAATGTAAGAGTGATGAAGTTAATTGATCTAGAAGGCTTGATATAGATGTCAGCAACAAATTCATTTCTGTCGATAACATCGGCAGTGTTGTTTGATTCATCAGCAACTACGAGGAAATCAGTCATGCCTCTTCTTGCCTGAATGTCACGCATGTAGTTGTTTACCTGCGTAGCAAAGTTATTACGAGTAGTTGTATCATTTAACTCAAAGAGTACACTCTTGGAGAAGTCTTTGATTGTTCTCTCAAGAATGAGGAACAAACGGCGAACGTTGATACGATCGAATGCGGAAGGACTGCGAAGAGCAGTTTTGTCTCCGTAAAGAACGATACCCTGACCAGGGAACGCAACGATCGGATTGACACGCTTTCCATAAAGTTCATCTCTTTGTGATTGATTAGGATTAAAAGCAATCTTAATCGCATTTCTCAAGTTACCTCTGTTGAAACCAGCAGGGGAGAACCATGCTTCAGCAGTGTCAGCAGCATTTACACAAAGACCAGCAACATCAGCATCACATGGGATCCAACGATATGTATCATTAAATCTATCGTAGATATACTTATAGTTGTTAGAGAAAACAGCGTATGAAGAACTATCGCTGATTGCTTCAAAGAAGTCTACAACGTTTTCTGTCTGAGCGGCAGCAGTAGAAGCACCAGATCCGAGAACATCAGATTTTTGTGGTGAAACAAGAGTGATACAATCTTTTCTAGTATTAGCAAGATTGATCAGTGAGTTTGCTTTAGCAAGACTTGAAGGACCAGTAAGGATGTAATCAATCAACATGGTCTCAGTGTCAGAGAAGACATCAAGATATGTTTGAGTTTCGTTTCCTACATTGTAATTCTGATAGTCAGTACCACCACCCAATGTATAAGACTTAGGTCCATAGAGTTTGAAGATGCTTGCTGCAGTAGCAGCATCAGAAATATCTACACCAGAAGTAGGTGTGTATACTGAGGTATCTTCGTATGCTGTTACATAGACATACTTTGAACGACCTTTGATAACGTTCTTGAAGAAGTTACCTTCTCCTTCTGTAGTCTTAGCACCAGGTGCTTTTGATACGAAAAGGATTTTTTCAATAATTGTATTTGCTGTTCCGGTAATACCACCAGTTGCATCGATGACTGCAAAATGCATTTCATCGTTAGCACCACTTCTATCAGAAGCGTAAGGTGAAGTTCCGGGGCGAGGTGCGATTGCACTCCACTTAATTAAACCAGCAACAGCAAACTGCTCGTCATACCAAGCAGAAACACTATCAACGTTTTCTGTGCTTACTGTTCCATTCTTAACGAACTTAGCAGAACCAGCGTCAAGAACAACAGAAACTTTCGTTGTGTCTCCACTGTTTGTTTCGTATGCAACTCCAGTAGCAGTTCCATCAGTAACAGCGTCACCAGCTGTAAATGCTACACCGGTTGCGAGTGTCAGAATTTGATCTGCACCGGAATCGATTGATACAACTTGAAGTGCATTACCCCATGTTCCAGGAGTTTTGGAAGCAAATTTGAAGGCTTGTGAACTGCCTTCAAAATTAGATTCGTAATCACCTAAGTTATCAATATTTATTGATGCAGCACTAGTTGAATTAGCGTTAGTTAAAAATCCAGAAGCAGAACTAGAAATTCTTGCTACCTGAAGATTGCCACCGTAGTTAAGAAACTCGGAAGCAGTAAACCAAAATTCGTAGTTGTCTGCGGTTGGTTTACCGAAAGTTGAAACGAGTTCTTTCTCGTTTGTGATTAATTTTGCAACGCCTACTTCGCCTTTCGTGAAAGGACCAGCAATAGCGCCGACATTGGTAGATGCTTCTTGGAGACGTGAATTAGTAAAATCGCGCTCCTGAACAATAATACCCGGCGATGATTGAGATGCCATCTTTTACCTCTAAAGTTCAGATTTTATTCTGTGATTATTTATGAAATCCTATGTTTCAACTGGGGAAACAATGCATGAACTACCAGTCAGGATAAGCTACTTCGGTAAAATGATCTTTCTTCTTCCTAGTTTTCACAACTCTTTTAACAGTACAGTCTTTACATTCATAAGAGTATGCTGATAATGTTGATCTTCCTTTCCTAGTTCTATAAAAATCTGTGAGTAAATCTTTCACTTCACCACAAGATCTGCATTTCCTTTCTTTCCATAAGAGATGTTCTAATTCAAACTCCTCTTCAAAGTCCATTAGTTATACGAACCCATGTAAGTAAATTCTGATGACACATCACCATACTCATCCAAGAACCAACGATCTCCATCTTTATCTACAAAACTTTCCTGATCTTCTAGACCATCAGAAATAAATCCGAAGGGTGACATATCTTGATCAATTTGATTTTTTTGTTCATCATAAATTCTTTGACGAACATCATTATCCGTCATCTCTTTAAAGTAATCTTGTACTGCTAACCAGCAGAAGATAACGAGACACATTGCAAGGTCATCATGACATCCTTCTTCTGCTTCAAACGACTGACTTTTTTGAATGAATGTAGTCAGCTCACTGATAGTATCGTAATCTGGAATGATAAGTTTTTCATCTTCAATAAAAGTTTTTAAGTTTAGACATCCAACCTTCTTCACGGTCTTAGACATCTTCACACCCAACTGTGTTTTCTTTCCAGAAAATCCTGTGCCTACAATTTGTCCTGCTCGCCCTCTCATGGCACACATTAAAATATTGTCATACTCAAGATCATAATGCATCATTGATGCTATCTGATCTCCAATATCATTTACTTCTGTTAAAACATATGCTCTATTATATCCCTTTGCCATATCAGTGATAATGGTTGGGAACATCATAGGTTTGATTTCGTTATTTTTATAACGTGCTACCAACCTATAAGGGAACTTTGTAATGTCAAAAACCAAAAATGC